GCTCACCGTCCCCAAGATCGACGCCAACACCACGGCGGTCAACAAGCTGACTGGTGCGCTTGACGACATGAGCCGTGCCGAGGCGAACCTCACGCTGACACGCCTGGTCGGCCAGCTGGCCGAAGTGCGGGCCGCGGCGGAAGGCACGTCGGAGGCCTTGCAGGAAGCCTCTCGCCCAGATGACGGCCTGGGCGAAGGCCTTGGCGGCGGGTATCTCGGCATCAGTGGGCGCGAGTTCTCTCGGCAGACGCAAGAGCTGCGTGAGGTAGGGGCCGCGGCGGGCGAGACCCGGCAGGAGGCGGTGAACCTCGAGGCTGCTATTGCGCTGGTCGCGGATCGCCTGGGCGAGCTGGACCGGGAGGCCACTAGCACCGAGCCGACCGTTACGAAAGTAGGCGATGCCGCGCGAGAGGCCGCCAAGGCCGCGAAGGAACAGGCCGATGCGCTGGAGGCCCTGCGCCGCGAGATGGACCCGCTGCGCGCGGAGCATGCCGCGTACACTGACCGGCTTTCGGTGCTGAACCAGGCGTTGGCCGAGGGCGCCGTTGGGCAGCAGGAATACGGCGAGGCGGTGCGCTGGGCGGCGCAGCAGTATGTGCGTGCAGCCACCGGCGCCGAGGAGTACGAAAAGCAGCAGAAGAGCCTGGTGGCGCAGTACGACCGCCACCACCAGAAGGCGCAACAGCTGCGCGAAGACCTGGCGGCCATCAACGAGATGTATCGCCGCGGTGACATCGACGGCGACACCTATTCGCGCATGATCGCCAACGTGCGCGAGGAGATGCGCCAGTTGGCCCTGGATGCCGACCCCTTCGCCCAGGACATGGCCCGCGCCTGGGAAGAGGCGAGCAACCGCATCGACGAGACCTTCGCCAATGCGTTCGCCGGGGCGTTCGACTCGTTCGATGACTTCGCCGACCAATTGCTCGACGGCTTCAAGCGCCTGCTTGCGGAGTTGGCGTACCAGGCCACGCTCAAGCCGATTGTCGTGGGATTCACGTCCGACATGCAGGGCAGCGGCCCGATGCAGGGCGGCTTGAGCAGCCTGATGGGCGGCCAGGGTGGTGGGTTTGGCGGCTTGTTCAGCGCCGGGAAGAGCCTGCTGACGGGCGGGCTCGGCAGTGTGGCGTGGACAGGTGTGCCCACCAGCTACGCTGGCGGATGGGCAGGCAGCGCCACGGCTGGCATGGGCACTACTGGCGGCAGCAGTTTCCTGGGCGGCTCGATGCGCAACTTTGGTGGCGCGACCGGCCTGGCCTCAGGAGTGGCTGGCATGGGGGGCACCTGGCTTGGCAGCCAGATGTTCGGCGAAGGCGAGCATTCGAGCACCCTCGGCACACTGGGAGGTATCGCTGGAACCTTCCTCGGCGGCCCCGTGGGTGCGTTGGTGGGCTCGACCCTGGGTGGTGCGCTGGGTGGCATCTTCGGTGGCTCATGGGAGACCAAGGACATGGGTCTCAACCTGGGCGTGGGCTCAGGCAGCATCCGGGGCAATCGCTGGGAGCGCCAGAAGAAGGACGGCGGCTGGTTCTCCAGCTCAAAGAGTCGCACCAAGACCAGCGCCCTGCCTGGCGACCTGCGCTCGTCTCTGCAAGAGGTGTACGACGCCACCGAGGCCAGCCTGGCGGCGACCATCGAGACGCTGGGTTATCAGGAGCAGGCACTGAGCGGCTTTGCCACTGGGCTGACCAAAATCAGCACCAAGGGCAAGGGAGAGCAGGAGATCCAAGAGGCCATCGAGCGCTGGCTGGAAGGCACGCTTGAAAACCTGGCATTGCATGCTGTCGGGGACGTAAGTCGATTCGCCGCTTCGGGCGAAAACACCCGCCAAACTCTTGAGCGCCTGGCGCTGGCGTTGCAATCCGTCAACCCTGCACTGGATCGCCTGCACGATGTGACGCTAGACGCCTCCCTCTCTGGTGGTGATGCAGCGAGCCATCTGGCGCAAATGGCGGGCGGCATCGAGGCGTTCGCCGACCGGGCCAACTACTACTACCAGAACATTATCACCGAGGAGGAGCGTCGCCAGAACGCTCTGGATGACGCGGCCCGCGCCATGGGTCGCTTCACCGCACGCACCGGCGAGGTGGTGCGCTCTACCGACGCTCTGCGCGATTTGGTAGATGGTATCGATCTGACCACCGAGGCGGGCCGCCATCTCTACAACGAGGCGATGAACCTGGCGCCTGCGTTGGTAGAGATCGAGTCTGGACTTGAGCGCGTGCGCGGTCAGTTCGACGAGATGCTGGCGGATGCCGAGTCCGCCATCTCTGATGCCGAGCAACAAGCCCGACGCGCCTGGCAGGCGTTCGACAAGCAGTCGTTCAGCCAGCAGATCACCCTGCTGGAGATGCTGGGCGAGTCCGAGGAAGTGCTAGCGCTCCAGCGCGAGCGCGAGCTGCTGAGCATCGACCCGCTGCTGCACGAGACTCAGCGCCGCATCTGGGCGCTTCAGGATGAGGCTGCTGCACAGCAAGAGGCGGCTCAGGCGGCCCAGGCGTACCAGCGCGAGCTTTCCAGCCTGCGTAGCCAGCTCGATGGGATTCTCTCCGGCATCGGCCAGTGGGTGGACACCCAGCGCGCCACCGGCCAGAGCCCCGGCAACAACCTGACGGCAGCGGGCGACCAGTTCGCTCGCCAACTTGCCCGGGCCGAGGGCGGCGACCGCGACGCTCTGCAATCGATCACCCAGTACGCCGACCAGTACCTGGCCGCCGGGCGCGACATGTACGCCAGTGGCTCGGGATTCCAGCGGATCGAGCAGGACGTTATCGACGCCCTGGAGAGTCTGCCGGAGGCCACCAGTGCCGAGGAGTACCTGGCCGAAGAGATCCGGGCGGCGCTACATGAGGCGGTCGATAATCTGCCTGGTGGCATCGGGGCGGCCCTGCATCCGATGTTCGATTCGCTCGACTCGTCGCTTGACGGACTGATCGACTACGCCGAGTTCGCCAGCGCCTTCGAGGGCATGGCAACGGATGCGCAGTTGCGCGAGCTGTTCGACATGCTGGACCGGAATGGCGACGGCACGATCTCAGCTATCGAGGCGGGCAACTTCTCGAGCGAGGAAATCGACGAGAACACCAAGTCTCTTGAGGAGCGCAGCCTGGAGCAGCTCGTCGAGCTGAACCGGCTGATCGAGGAGACGGCCAGGACCACGGATCAGTTTTCCGGCCTCAACTCCACGATGACCAGTCTGAAGGACGCCATCAACGCGCTGGGCGTGGCCCAGGAAGAGGCTGCACGCATCGAGCGCGAGCGCCATGCGGCAGAAATCAAGGCCATGGGGCAGACGGAGAAAGACCGGCTGGAGGCTGCCCGCAGCTCAGCCATTGAGCGTCGCAACACCCTGAGCTCACAGGTAAGAAGCCTGTCGAACACCCAGGATCGCACGTCCGACTATGGCAACCGAAATGTGGAACAGGCGTTCTTCGACAAGGCGGTAAGGGCCCCACATTGGGAAAAGGCGATGTGGGACAGCAGCTACGACTATTACTACCAGGGAAGCGAAAAGGTATGGCGTAAAGACTGGGCCGAGATTTTCGACGCGGCACGTGCCTACCGGAGTCGCGAGAGCAAGCTCGACAGACTGGAAAAGCAGCTGGCTGACGCACGGAATAGCATTCCCTCTCTCAACAGTCAGAAGTTAAAGGACTTGCGGGCCGACTATCGCGACCTGATGGGCGAGCCAGCACCCTTCGCCCTGGGTGGCATCTTCACCAACGGCATCGTCACTGAGCCCACCGGCTTCAACATGGGCTTGATGGGCGAAGCCGGACCTGAAGCCATCATGCCGCTGCATCGTGGCGGCGATGGCTCGCTTGGCATTCGTGCCGAGATGCCTCCGCTGTTGGGCGGGAACGATGTCATCGAGGTGCTTCAGGATCTGAGGCGCGAGGTGGCCCAGTTGCGCCGCGAGAACGCCCAGCTCCAGGGCGAGGGTAACAAGCACGCCGCCGCCTCGGTGCAGGTGCAGCAGGCCGGCTTCCAGCGCGCCATCGCCGCCTCCGAGCGCGGCAACCAGCACCTGGATGACATGGCCCGCGCGGCGCGGCTGGAGGCGGCACGATGAGCGTCTATCTGTTGAGGCTGGAGGCGCTAGACGCCACCGACACCCCGGTCGCGCTGCGCTTCTCGACCGGCTACTACGCCGACCCCCAGGCCCGGCTGTGGGAGCCGCGCATGCAGCAGGCGGGGCTGTACCGCGCCGGGTTGTATGCCGGCGCCCTGCTGCCCAGCCAGCGCAGCGGCTACGGCGAGACCACGCTGATCAACACCGATGGCGCGCTGGACTACCTGGCCGACTATGCGCTGGATGGTCGCGAGGCAGTGCTCTCTTTCGTGGATGATGTCGGGGTCGTCAGCGAGCTGCTGCGCGGCACCGTGAGTCGCCTGGGGTTCGAGCGCAACCGGGTGTCCGTTAAGCTGCGCGACCCCATCGAGCCGCTGCAGCAGACCCACCCGCACGCCACCTACGCCGGCGACAACGTGCTGCCGGCGGGGCTGGAAGGCACCGAGGATGACATCGCCGGGCGCATCAAGCCGCGGCTCTACGGCCAGGCGCGCAACGCCAGCCCGGTGCTGGTTAACTCTGCGCTGCTGATCTACCAGCTGAGCGACCAGGACTGCACCGTCAGCGAGGTCTACGACCAGGGCGTGGCGCTGGAGTACGAGAGCGACTATGCCGACCTGGCTACTCTGCAGAGCGACGACCCCAACGATGCCCCTGCTGCCGGGAAGTGGCGACGCTACCAGGGCTATGTGCGCCTCGGCAGCCTGCCCGAGGGTGCGGTCACGGCGGATGCCGAGGTCGCCGCCCCCGGGCTGGGGAGCGTGATGGCCGCCGTGGCAGCGGATGCCGGCTTCACCCTACATGCCGACGACATCGCTCCGCTGGATGCGCTGGGTGACGTGCGGCTATGGCTCGATGGCGAGAGCACCACTGCTCAGCTGCTCGACACGCTGGCCGCGAGCGTGGGCGCCATCTGGCGCATCAACGCCGCAGGCGAGCTGCGGGCCGAGCTTTGGCAGGCGCCTGGCACACCCTCGTTGACCCTGCAGGATCACCAGATCCTCGACATCACGCGCAGCGCGACCGGCGGGGGAGAGGGCGGCTTGCCGGTGTGGCGGGTGACGCTCAAGGCCGACCGCATCGAGACCACGCAGACCGACCTGGCCGGTGCCGTTTCAGCCGATCGCCGTGGCCGGCTGGCCGAAGCCACCCGTAACGCGATCGCCGAGGCGTCGGCCACTCGCACTCGGCACCCTCTGGCTGGTGAGCTTGAGATCGACAGCCATCTCGCCAGCCTGACCGATGCCCAGGCGCGTGCCGGCGCCATTCTTGGCCTGCTGGATGGCCGCCGCGACATCGTGCAGGTAGAGGCCATGCTCGGCGCGGGCGAGCCGGCCCGCATCGCCGATACCGTGCGCATCGTCACCCCGCGCCTGGGCTACGCCGCCGGCCGCGACATGCGCGTGATCGGCCGCACCTTCGACGTCGCCAAGCGGCGCATCACACTCGACCTCTGGGGATGACATGGCGCTCGACAATCGCAAGATCACGCTGTGCTGGCCCAACTACACCGACGAGGCCACCCTTGCTGGCGGCAGCTGGGAACCGGGGCTGCCGCTCGACCACCTGCAGGATGGCATCTTCGCCGTGCGCGCCCGGTCGGTGGATCTCGCTACCGCCAGTACCACCCTGACGGCTACGCTGCCTCGCCTGCGCCCCGTGGGCGCGGTGGCGCTGGCCGCGCATAACCTGTCCGCCACCGCGCAGTGGCGCGTGCGCATCTACGCCGATGCCGGCGGCACTCAGCTGCTCTACGACAGCGGCATGCTGCCCGCCTGGCCCGCGCTTTACCAAAGCCCAGACCTGGAGTGGGAGTACGACAACTACTGGCTGGGCACGCTGGGCGAGGAGGATCGCCAGGAGTTCACGGCGTTGGCCTATCACGTGCATGAGGTGCAGATCGCCCGCGCCGTGCGCATCGACATCGATGATGCCAGCAACGCCGCCGGCTACATCGAGCTCGGGCGGGTGCTGATCGCCAACGTCTGGCAGCCAACGTTCAACGCCGCGTATGGCATCCAGTACGGCCACGAGATCGACACCCAGTTCGAGACCGCCGGCGACCCGCAGCGCACCCAGTATGCGGAGCCATCACTGCCCAAGCGCACCGTGCAGGCTGCCCTCGAGCACCTGGACGAAGGCGAGGCCGTGCAAAGCATGCTCGGCATGCAGCGCGATCTTGGTTTGCACCGCGAACTGCTCTACTTGCCAGAGCTGACGACCTCGCCCGCCACTTGGCGGCGAGCCTTTATTTCCCGACTCACCCAGCCGGACCCGATCGCTCACCCCTATCACGCCACCTACACCCACTCTCTCAGCCTGCAGGAGATCCTCTGATGGCATCCGTCACGTTTGACCCCGCGCTGGGCGGCGACGGCTCCACCGTCACCGACGACGCCGATCCCACTACTGGCCTGGCCAACGGCGGCCATCGCGCGCGCTTCGTGCCAGCCCTGGCGCAAACGGTGATCATGGCCGGCACCGCCAAAAGCCAGGCCGCGGCCGCCGCCGGCAGCGCCTCCACGGCCAGCACCAAAGCCAGCGAGGCCGGCCAGTCCGCCCAAGCCGCCGCCGGCAGTGCCTCCACGGCCAGCACCAAAGCCAGCGAGGCCGACCAGAGCGCCCAGGCTGCCGCCAGCTCGAAGCAGGCCGCCGAGGATCTCTATGGCGACCTCGCCGCCGTCGACCAAGCCAAGGCCGACGCCGAGGCGGCAGCCTCCACGGCCAGCACCAAAGCCAGCGAGGCCGGCCAGTCCGCCCAAGCCGCCGCCAGCGAGGCCAGCACCGCAACCCAGCAGGCCACCCTGGCCAGCGCCTCGGCCGGCGCCGCCGGCACCAGTGAGACGGCCGCGGCGGGCTACGCCACCACCGCCCAGCAGGCGCGGGACGCGGCGCTGACCTCCAGTGCTGTCTATACCGACACCGCCTCCGGCCTCGGCCAGACCCCCAGCGGCGAGCACTTCAGCGTGCCCAGCCCGGACAGCGACGAGTACCTGATCCTCTACCTCAACAACGGCGGGGTGGCGGAAGAGGTAAAGCGCTACCCCTCCAGCCAGGCGCTCGAGACTCGCGACACCCAGATGATGCAGCTGTTGCGTCAACTGGTCGCCACCAACGACCTCGCCGCGCAAGCTGCGCGTGAGGTGCCCGACAGTCGCCTGCTCGAGCAGTTGATTCAGCAGATCGGCGCTGCTCACGACCTCGCCGGCCAGGCCGCCAAGGCGGTGGCCGGCGGCGACGTGCTGTTGCGCGGCGGTAGCGCCGGCGAGCCCAGCGTCTCGCCGGTGGGCGACCGCGACACCGGCCTCTACTTCCCCGCGGCCGATGCCATCGCCCTGGCCGTGGCCGGCCTCGAGGCGCTGCGCGTCGACCCCAGCGGCCGCCTCGGCATCGGCACCAACTCGCCCAGCAGCAAGCTGGATATTGACGACGACCGCGTGCGCTTGCGTCAGACCCACACCCCAGCCACCGCCGCCGACACCGGCACCCAGGGCGACATCGCCTGGGATGCCGATTACCTCTACGTCTGCACCGCCACCAACACCTGGAAGCGCGCCGCGCTCACCAGCTGGTAACAGGAGGAGCCACCATGGCCGACTACAAGGAAACCACCGTCACCGGCAGCAGCTGGCAGCGCTGCCACCAGGTGGTGGTCGATAACCGCCGCGGCAATACGCCCAGCATTCGCTTCGACGAGGAGCGTGTCACCGCGCTCAGCGACGGCGATAGCGTGCACCGCGCCCTGGGCGCACTCACCGTGCCCTACGATCCGGCAGCGGTGGTCGAGCTGCGCGACCCCGCCACCGGCGAGGTTACCGGCGAGACCATCACCCACGAAGAGATCTACGCCATTCTCTACTCCGCCTACCTGGGCACGGCGCTCGCTCGCGACGCCGCCGCCAATCCGCCTGAACAGGAGACCGTCTGATGCCCCTCACCATCAACGTGCCCGACACCCTGCGCCGCAGCGTCGAGGCCGCCAGCGGCGGCAAGAACACCGTGCTCTATACCGCCAAGAGCCAGCCCTGCTACATGGCCGTGCTTCAGCGCGCCGATCTGCTGCTCGATGACGTGCCCGGCGCCGGAACCGGCACGCATCCCGCCTTCATCGTCAACGGCGTGGAAAAGAGCGAGCTGTTCATCGGCCAGCACCTCGGCCATCGCCAGAACGACGAGATGGTCTCGATCCCGGGCGTCGATCCCATCAACAGCCTCAATCACGACGAGGCGGTCAGCCTTGCCCGCGCCAACGGCGAGGGCTGGCACGTCACCACCAATGCCGAATATGCCGCCCTCCAGCTGTGGTGCTGGAAGAACGGCTTTATACCCCGCGGCAACAACAACGATGGCGCCGACCACAGCGCCCCGGCAGAGAAGGGCGTGATCGCCGGCAACCTGCGCACCCTCACCGGCTCGGGCCCGGTCTCCTGGCGCCACGACAACACCCCTTTCGGCATCGCCGACCTCAATGGCAATACCTGGGAGTGGTCGCCCGGCATGCGCATCGTGGATGGCGAGATCCAGGTCATTCCCGACAACGATGCCGCCCAGCATACTCTGGACCTCTCCGCCGCCAGCTCGCTGTGGCAGGCCATCGACGGCGCCACCGGCGCCCTGGTCGCCCCCGGCAGTGCCGGCACCGTCAAGTACGCCAACGCCTCCAGCGGTACCGCGGATTACACCCTCTACTGCTCGCACGACTCCGACTATGCCGGCATGCAGAACAGCACCGGCGCCAACCCAGTCGGCGGCGCCGCCCTGGAAACGCTCAAGGCGCTGGGCCTGTTCCCCATCGCCACCCAGGGCCTCGGCGGAGATCACTTCTTTATCAACGACTCGGGCGAACGGCTCCCGTTTCGGGGCGGCGACTGGAGCAACGCCGGCAGGGCCGGGGTGTTCGCCCTGTACCTGACCTACCCGCGGTCGCGCTCGCTCACGAGCTTCGGGGCTCGCCCCGCTTTTGTGTTGTGATCCGCCATCCGCAACCCGCAATCCGGACTGCCGGGCGATAGCCCGGCGCACAAGGACGTGACATGAGCCGAGGCAATGACCGGCGGCCCGCCAGCTCGACCAGCGAGCTGGAGGTCTGCCAGAAGGTGGAAGAGATGATCGAATACGCCTACTGCGCGGTGAAGCATTTCCCCAAGAGCGAGCGCCACGTGACCTCGCAGGAGATCCGCGCCACCGCCTGGCGCCTGCTGCGCCTGGTGGTCATCTGCAACAAGCGCTACCACAAGAAGACCACCATGCAAGAGCTCGACGCCGAACTCGAGCTGCTGCGTCGGCAGGTTCATCTCGCCATGGTCCTCGGCTTTCTCCCGTTCAAGCAGTACGCGCACTGGGCGCGCCTCAACGACGAGATTGGCCGCCTGATCGGCGGCTGGCTGCGCGCCCAGCGCAACACGCAGCAAGGGGGTGGGCGTTGAAACGGCTCCCGTATCGGGGCGGCAACTGGAACAACGCCGGCAAGGCCGGGGTGTTCGCCCTGAACCTGAACAACCCGCGGTCGAACTCGAACACGAACATCGGGGCTCGCCCCGCTCTTGAGACGCGCCAGAAGGGGCGCCGGTTACGGCCGCGCCTCCCGTGCCACTCTCAAAAGGACGCCCACTCCTCGGCACTCGCCGAAAGACTCAACAGGCAGGCCGTTCCAGTAGCGCGCCCGCGTGGCCGTTCGGCCCTGCCGCCCTCAAGGATGAGCATGCAGAGCTATCGCAACATTTATCCGCAGATTTACGACTTCGAGGCCCTCTATCACGCCTACCGCCGAGCGCGGCGCGGCAAGCGAGACCGCGGCAGCGTGAGGCATTTCGAGCAGAACCTCGAAGGCAACCTGATCCAGCTCCAGAACGAACTGATCTGGGGCGAATACCGCACCGGCCGTTACCACCGCTTCCAGGTGTTCGAGCCCAAGCCCCGCGAGGTCGCCTCGCTACCCTTCCGAGACCGCGTCGTCCAGCACGCCCTCGTTGCCGCCATCGAGCCCATCTGGGAGCGCCGTTTCTTCGATCACAGCTACGCCTGCCGGCCCGGGCGCGGCATGCACCGTGGCGCCGACGCCACCCAGGCCATGCTGCGCAAGGTCAAGCGCGAGCATGGCCGCGTCTACGCCCTCAAGGCCGACGTCGCTCGTTATTTCGCCCATATCGACCATGGCATCCTTCGCCAGCTGCTCGCCCGCCGCATCGCCTGCCCGCAAACGCGAGCCATGTGCGAAGAGATCCTCGCCAGCACGGTAGGGCAGGACGAGCTCGCCCCGGCCGGCATCCCCATCGGCAACCTCACCAGTCAGCTGTGGGCCAACGTCTATCTCCACGAGCTGGATCTCTTCGCCAAACACTGCCTCAAGGCGCGCCACTACGTGCGCTACATGGATGACTTCGTCGTGCTCCATCACGACAAGGCCTGGCTGCACCATGCTCGCCACGAGATCGAGCGCTTCCTCTGGCAGCAGCTGCGCCTATATACCAACCACAAGACCCAGGTTTTCCCCGTGGCCCTGCGCCGCGGCCGCGGACTCGACTTCCTCGGCTACCACCTGTGGCCGACCCACCGCCGTCTGCGCAAGAGCTCTATCCGCCGCATCCACAACACCATGCGCCGCTTCCAGCGGCTCTACGCCCGCGGCGAGGTCGAGCTCGACGAGATCCGTCAATCCGTCGTGTCGTGGTCCGCCCACGCCAGCCACGCCGACACCCACGGCCTACAGCACAAGCTGCTGGCAAAGTACCCGCTGAAACGTGCCGCCTGATCCTGGGTGGCAGGAGGCAACCGTGCGACCCATCCTTACCGCCCTGGCCCTCGCCGCCACCCTCGCCCTGGCCGGCTGCGCCCACAAGCCCGGCCTCGGCTCCTGGCTCGACGCCGGCACCACCTACGCCGCCCTCAGCACCGGCGACTTCATCGAAGCCAACCCCCTGCTCGACTGGGGGCCCACGCCCGCCGTCACCGCGCTCGCCTCCATCGGGCTCAAGCACGGCATGAAGCACGCCCTCACCGCCGCCGGCATGCCGAAGCACGACACCCACCGCGCCGTCGAAACCGGCGGCATGCTCGCCGCCGGCTGGAACCTTGCCCTGCTCGCCGGGGCCAGCGGCCTGGTGCCCCTGGTAGGCGGCTTCGGCGCCGCGCTGTGGTATTGGGTGTGGAGTGGGTGAGTCGATGCCTGTGTGACACGATTGTGAGTGGTGTAGCGCGGCCACTGACCTCGCCGATCACCCGCGTCACGGGACGCCACGGATGGCGGGGCAGGGATGCCCCATCACATATGCCTCTACGCCCCGGCTTAGGGACGACACCAACACCCTGCAGCTCCCGTTGTATGGCGTCACCCCCTCCCGCGGCGCTTTACTACTCGAACCGGTGAACCGGCGTAAAAATAGTCGCTAAGGTATTGATATACCTAGCGGTCGCCCGCCTCACTGCGTAAATTATTCACACCTAACTTATTGTTTTCACTGTGCTATATGTGTTTCTTGTAATCAGTAGGTCCCGGGTTCGACTCCTGGTGTCGGCACCATCTAAAAGCCTTTTGATTCATCGCCTTACCGCGATACCCAAGCCGCCCGAGAGGCGGTTTTTGTTGCCTGCGTAAAATTCGACGTAAAATTCCCTCCCCTTTCCCCCTACTGAAAAGGGGTCAGCGTGTCGGCTGACCCCCTCCCTTCTCCCCGTTTCAGATGGCGGCTGTACGCGAAATCTGAGGCGCTTCGCGGGTCATTCCTCGCTGGATTTCACGACAGGCAGGCTGTGGTCGTAGGTGTCCATCATCCCCGCCGAGCGGTGGCCGCTGGCTTCCTGCTTGTCGTGCCGGGTGCCCTGGTAATCGGTGATGCCCTTGCGCTTGAGGTCGTGGAGGCTGAAGCGCTCGGCCTCGGGGATGATCTCGTCGGCAATGGCCTGGCGGATGAAGCGCTGCCAGGCGGTGTCCCAGGCGCTCTTCGTCAGGGCCTCGCCGGTGCGGGAGATGATGAGCGGGCGGTGCTCCGGGTGCAGGGGCATGGCGCGCCCGCGCTTCTCCCAGATCGCGGCGCGGCGCTGCTGGGCGGCGGTGACGGCGGCACGCAGGCGGGGGCCCCAGGCGACGAGGTTGTCGCGGCTGCCCTTGCGCCGGTTGGTGCGCAGGCCTTGCTCGGTGATGTGGGCGTCGGTGAGGGTGACGACCTCGATGCCGCGCAGGCGGGCACAGTAGGCGATCTCCATCAC